TGTATGGGATCCGGCAACCCAACCGGACTGTTCATCCACTCCAACATTGTACAACCGTGCAGTCACTTGGCATTTACATTAGCCCATCAAATTGGATTTGGTTGTTTAAGGAGTGAACCCCACAAACTGGCAGCCCCGGTGTCGTCACTCACCGCCTCCGCCTGGGGCACAAATTTACGTAAAAACACTACGAGGGACGTAGACGCCTGGAGACGAAGATACCAACATTTTGCGATAATGCTTCTCCAGAACCACCTGCTCATCAGGTGTTACGTCAAACGCCCAATAAAAGGAGGCCCTGGTTTCTGGCTGAACATGGCCGTACTCCCGGTTGACGCCCTCCTTTAAGCAACGTAGATTCCAAGGCAACAGATCCTCGGATATTTTCCGTCGCTTACCCGATCGTCGATACATTTGATACAGATCCTGGAACACTGGTATTGAGCCCGTCAAAGCCAGACCTCCAGTTCCCACGGCATCCAACCAACCGCGGAAGAAGTCCTCAGTGTCCCATCGTTTCAGCATGACGCTGTCTTTGGTGATTGCTGTGTTCGGATTCCTGCACATAATCCAATAATCACCACCCCAAATTGGTTTGGTTTGGCAAAATTCAATCTGGTCAAACATGGTTACAGGGGGTTCGACGGTCATATTAAACCCCATTTCCAAGAACCACTTGGAAAGAGGAGCCATAAACCTATCCAGATCACCCTGTTCCATGAAGACAACACAGTCATCACCATTGTTGGCCAGTTGCGTTGAAACGCCCACATGTTTAGAATACGCATGGATCATTGAGCACATAAGCACACAATTACCCAAAGACGTGTTCATGTCGCCGCTCATCCGAGTACCTTCAATGGTGTATTGAACTCGCCCATCAGGGACGTAGCCAACGCACTCATTTTTCAATTGATATTTCAAAAGTTGTCGTAACCTCTGTTTATGTTTCTGCTGGGGATAACACTTATAGTAGACCTCATGCTCCCACTTGAGAGCCTCAAGCGAAACGTGTTGATCAAACCTGGAAGCATCCAACCCAACAGCAACTGGTCGTTTAAACATTTCCCACTTCTCTCGCAACAAAGTTGCGGATTCTCTCGCATTGAAGCCTTTGATCACTGTTGGGTGACCAAAAAGCTTACCAATACTCTTGAACAATTTATGTTCAAGTGGGGCAAGGTATCGTCCAACTCTGACATTATACCTGGGATTACGTGGCGATATGATTCTGGGTACGGGATCAGCCTTAGTCGTACGATCGGTCTTCTCATACTTTACAAATACTTGTATGCTTGCATCCTCCTTCAGACTAGTCCGCCCCGCACGGATTTCGTCCAAAGCTCTCTGGTACACTCGCCGCTTGCGGCCCGGGCGCGAATCAACAAACTGCTGATGGCTCACAGGGGCGGTCGAGGGCAACAAGGGCACCAGAGACTCCAGGGTTTCGCATAACCTCTGGGAGAAGACGCCGGTGTCTGGCCGAGGTGGCCTGGAAAACCCAGAACCAGCCTTGACAAAGAACACCCGCTCACACACACCTCTCAGTAAAGTATTGAGGTCATTTGTGAATGGCACAATTTCGATATCGGGAGAAACACCAGCCACTCTTACGTAGTGTCTCTCTCGGGGAGTACCCAACTCCCTTCTCCACCGCAAGCAGTCAAGGCCGCCACCTGGTAGGGTGAGCTCTTCCCAGCCGTCCTTACAAACGACAGGGAAAGACTTCACCACCTTAGTGGTCTGGCAGCCTTCACCGGTGGAGGGAACTGGGCACCCCTAGTCTAGTGCCTCGGCGGGCCCAGAGAGCCCACCAGACACTATCCTAAATACCTTGCCGAACACGTTCTCATTGTCACAACGATCCTTCCATGTCTTGGTCTGCACAGCCAATTTCATCTTCCTGAAATCATTCGTGGGTACGAATGACAAGAAAACAGCCCTATCAACGGCTATATTCTTGTCGCACACACGCATGTCCTTATAATCGGGCTCCTCGAGCTGTTTCTGAAGCCATTTCCTGGTAACCAAAATGTTCGCTTCAGACATAGGACGCTCACCGTACTTGTTGTAGGCCAATTGAGCCAGAGCAGAGGAGAAGGAAGATCGCTTCCCCCTCTTGATGACCTTCTTGGTGCGCACAACTTCCTCCTTCTTAACCTCTCCATTCTTATCATGGATGGTATGAGTGGAGGTGTACGTGTGAACATCCACAAACTCGATTGGATCATGGACTTGTGCATCCAATTGACACAGAACCTCCTTGGTGAAACGCTCCTTGGTGGAACCCTTGGTAACGACCCCCCAAGCATATTCCAACCACTTAGCACCCCACCTCGTCAACACTAACGTCTGTTGTCCGTAGTCAGCCATTTACCCGATTGGCAGCAGTTACAATTTATCCCCTTTCGGTAGACCTGCCCTTCAAACCCCAATGTAAGTTGGAGAGAAATTCTATACGGAGGTAACC